TGAGGATAACAGTTGAAGCGCATGGTAGCAAAATTGTTGAACAAGCTCCGTGTTGTTTACAGCAATCAACGACAACAGCATTAGTCAAACTCGATTCACATGTTAACGACAAAATAAGAGATGTTGTTAATTATATTGGTGAACAAAAATACGGCAAAACATTATTATATTGCACAACGCCAGGAAAGGCTATAGAATATGCATCCAAACTTGCTGAGGCATACGTGGACAATCAACCGCATAAATATTCTTCCGATTTTGAAGAATTTATAGAGCATATCAGACATGAATATGACATAGACGGTTCTGTAGATGAATGGAGTTTGGTCAAGGTGCTCCGAAAAGGTTTTGGAATGCATCACGGAAAACTCCCCAAATATATACAGCAAGAAATATTAGATCAGTTTGATAAGGGTGCGTTTGATATACTTTTCTGTACATCAACCATTGTAGAGGGCGTTAATACCGATGCAAAAAATATGATTATACTCAATGCCTCCAAAGGGAGAGAGAAGTTAACTCCGTTTGATATAAAAAACATCAAAGGGCGAGCAGGAAGGTATTATCATTGCTTTATAGGTCGTGTTTTCTATATGCATAAAGAACTCTTAAAAATAGAAAATTCAGACGATATAGCATTAAATTTTGCTACTTATTCAAATGAAGAACTGGGAGCGATTGACATTGACAATGCTGATGTTGACGATTTGACAGAAAACAACCGTCAGATCAAGTTGTTGAGAGATGAACAATCAAGAGGATATTTGCTTCCTTACGGAGTTTTTATAAAAAACAGAATGGTTAAAAAAGAAGATCAGGAGAAGTTGCTTCAGACTATTATGCAACCACTTGAATTTAATCGATTTACCATGCTGATTAATCGTCCCGTCAATGTGCAAGATTTCTTGAAGTATAACTGGTTAAAAAAGATACTCGAGTGCTTTTATAATGCAGGTTTAATTGATGATTATGTAGTAAAAAAATATAATGCTGTAGGAATAGGATACAGAGAAGAAGGCTTTTTAGGAATTTTACGATATGAACTAAAAAAACGCCAATCAAGAGATAATGCTTATTCAAATGCTTTCAAGACAATGAAAGACATAGTTGAACATAAAATCCCCAAAATGCTATCTCTTTTTGAGAGTATTATCATCTATGCAGGAATTCTCAAAGGATATGATATGGATATGTTTTCATTATCAAATATTAAACGTTATTACGAGACCGGTGTCAAGAGTTCTTTCGGAGAACAACTTGTAGAATTTGGATATCCGATTGATGCAATACGAAGAATTGAAAAGGAACATCCATATCTTCTGAGCTTGGGCTTTGTGGATTCGCTTGAATACTGTAAAAAATATCTACGAAGATTGTGTGAGGGGCTTGACAACTATGAGAAAAAGCTCCTACAAAATTTCATAAGTAATTATAAATAAAACTAATTTTTCTCTGGACTTCCGCACCGAACTGCGGTACTGTTGTGTACTGCAAAGGAGGTGCTGTTATGGCAAGAATGACTGTAGAAGAAATTTACAGAGGCGAAAAGTATGATGTGATGAGTGTGGCGACGGCGGACTATCTTATGAACGGGCGTGCGGCAGAGTATGACGAGCGTACTTGGCTTGAAATGCTGCTTGTAAAGCACACGCTGATTGCGGCAGAGAAAATGAAAAATGAGGGCGACACGGTGTCGGGTATGACCGATGACATGTCGTCCTCTTCTTATGTGAGGTGGAATGAAAATGACAACGCTTGAAGATCTGTACTACGGCAATATCGTTCCGCACGAACACAGTTTTAAGCGCGGGAGTGCTTACAGTGAGGTGTTGAGCTATGTTATTCGGCATCAGGACAGCTTGATACCGACGCTTACGGCTCAGCAAAAAGAAACCTTTGAAAAGCTCAAAGACTGCGAGGCGGAACTGCACGGTATGAATGAGCGCGAAGCGTTTATCAGCGGCTTTAAGCTCGCGGCGAGAATCATGACCGAAGTGTTGTACGAGCCGTCAGAGGATTGAATTTGCAGAAACAAGGCCGAGCCGATTTTGCGGTTTGGCCTTGCGATTTTCAGTTCGACACAGCACGGTTAAAATCTGCACCGCAGAAAACAAAGAAAACAGTATTCCCGCAAAAGCGCCGGAATATACACTGTTGGCGCAAAAAACTTGACAGAATTTCCCCGGTATGTTATACTGTAAGTAAAGAAAGCAACCGACAATTGAATACACATATTTTTATTTTGAGTTTCAGACTCGCACTTACATAATCACCGATGCAGATCAGCATCGGGATTGAGTGCGGGTCTTTTTGTTTTGATCCGCCGAAAACTATTTGGAGGGTTAAATATGAAAACACCGATCTACAAAAGCTATGAAGATCTGCCGCTGTACCTAAACGCCGAAACAATTTCAAAAGCTCTCGGCATTGCTATCTCTTCGGCATACGAGCTGATGCAGGAAAAAGATTTCCCGACATTCAAGGTAGGCAGCCGCAAGCTCGTTGAAAAAGAAAAGTTCCGCAAGTGGGTGGACGAACATTCGGGAGGCGGTAAATGAAATACAATCGCTATCCGAAATGGAACGCTCTGAAGGATTATTTTCCCGTGCCGAACGAAATATTTTGTTTGGGACTGAGCAGTGGTGAGATTGCCGTCTATGCATATCTGCTTCGATGCGAAAACCGAAAAACCTTTCAGTGCTATCCGAGTTATAAAACGATCGGTAACGCTGTCGGTATGAGCAAAAACACCGTTAGAAAACATGTGGACGGTTTGACCAAAAAACGGTTGATCACAACCGAGCCGACCTCTGTATACACGCAAAAAGGCGAAAAGCGCAACGGCAATTTGCGCTATAGAATACGCCCGATTTCGGAAGCGTTAGAACAGTATTACGAGCAACAGCTGATATGGCTGCACGAAGAAACAAGGCGTCAGGCAGCCTTGGAAAAGCTCTCTGAATTTAACCGCAAACACGGGAAATCGGCGGTTTAGCGGCTGTCTTACGGCTCGTCCGAAAATAAGCAGGAGAAAGCGAGGGGTTGCCTTGCTTTCCCCTCGCAGGGAACAGCGGACGGCAACGCCGACCGCACAAGTCTTTGTATGGCTTTTAAGAACGGTTATAAAAGCTTCAATTTCGGGGTTGCGGCGATAAAAACCTCGCTGATTTAGGGGTTGCTGATTTTTTCGCAGATTTTGCTGGATATTCCGCCATGTATGTGGTATTGTGTGTTCGGCTGGCGAGAGCCCTGCAAGGATGTGATACTATGGCAAAGCGAAGACCGTCGGGAGACGGTATGGTGCGCAAGCGCGAAGACGGAAGATGGGAAGGCCGCATCGTTGTCGGTCACAAAAAGAACGGCGATCCGATTCACCGCTATGTGCTTGCCCGAACACAAAAGGAGTTAATCGTAAAGCTCCACGACTGCATCGAGATGTACCGCGATGCCGACCTCACCGAGGATTCGAATATGACGCTCGGCGAATGGCTCGACCGATGGATCAATGAATATATGATCTTCACGATTCGCGAGAGCACACTGGATTCTTACAAAGCGATGATTAAAAATCAAATCAAACCGTATCTAGGAGACAGACCTTTGTCGGCGCTGACCACGCAGGAACTTCAAAAATTCTATAACAGCGTCAAAAAGAAAGGTCGGGTGAAACCTGACAGGCTACACGGTACAGAGCTTGCCGACAGTATGGTGCGCGGTATTCATATGATGCTGCACGAAGCGCTGGATATGGCGGTGCGCCTACGGCTGATTGTTAAAAATCCAACGGTCGGCACAACGATTCCCAAAAACAATTATCCGCCGAAGCAGATACTCAATGACGAACAGCTTGAGCGATTCATGCAGCGCATCCGACAGGATAAGCGGTGGTACGATTTCTTCTACACCGAGCTGACCGCAGGACTGCGGCGGGGTGAAATCTGCGGACTGAAGTGGGAGGACTTCGATGCGGAAAACGGAAAGTTGAAAGTGAGGCGCTCGGTTGCTAAAAGGAAAGGCGGCGGATTGAATATCGGCGAAACCAAAACCGAGACGGGAACGCGCACGATTGTCCTGCCGCCGAGCACTGCGGAACTTCTGCGGAAGCGAAAAGAAACGGCAGTCAGCGAATGGATATTCCCGAATATCTATGAGCCCGAAAAACCGATGCACCCCGACTATGCTTACCACCGATTAAAAACACTGTTAAAACAGGCGGAGCTTCCGCTGATTCGGTTCCACGATCTGCGCCACACCTTCGCCACTCACGCGCTGGCGGGCGGCGTGGATGCGAAAACCCTGTCGGAAATCTTAGGTCATACCAACGCCAGCTTTACTCTGGACACCTACACCCATGTGACCACCGATATGCAGAGAAACGCTTCCGCTATCGTGGGGAGCTTTATGGATGAGATTATGCTTGAAGGAGATGATACCAATCGCTAAAAAAAGAAAAAATGGTGAGGGCACATTACGCCTGCGG